TCTTCTTTTAACTCAGCTTTTTTCATGCCGTTAAAAACATCTTTTTCATTACCTTTCTTATATTCAACTGGTTTATCATGTTTATCAACATGTAAAGAATCACCAGATAAAAGATTTAAGTAATATAAAGGATCTTTACGTAAATTTTTAAGTGCAGTTTCTTTAGCTTTTTCTAAATCTTCTTTACTTATATTACCGGGTCTAGTAGAATCTATACCCATTTTTGTTAATTCGGCATCTGTTCCTCTTCTAACTCCTTCATCAGAAAATTTATAATAGTCTTTATTATAAACATCATCTTTTTTTTCTTCAAATAGCATACCTTTATTTTTAAGAATAGCTACGGATGAATCAAAATTATCAAATTGAGATACAAAGAATGGGTATTCTCTTTTCATTTGCTGCAAGAATACACTTTTAGCCATTCTGCCTTCTTGAACGGCTCTATATTTTTCGGTTACTGTTACTGTTCTCATATGCTATAAATAGTCGTATAGTTTAGTTGAGTATGGTCGTTTTTTTTTCTTTACTTTCGTATATCCTTGTTTAGTTAAAGTTTTAACTGCTCTAGGTGATGGCTTTCTTCCAAATGCATACGGTGTTGCATATTGTGCTCCATCTCCAGGAGTAAAAGAGGCGCCTCCTACATTCGTAGTATTTGCTTCTTCTAATTCAAATTCTTGCAGTACTTCTTTTACTAACTTTCTTAATTCACTAAGTTTCATTACAAACTTTTTAGTTCATTAACTAAGTCGTAATACTGCATAATATTAACTAAATGAATATCGCTAACTTTTTCTTTTTTACCTATCGACTTGATAGATTTAGCTACTTCATTTAATTTGATGGATATAACTGGGTCTTTTACTTTTTTAGATAATTTAGCAACTTCTTCTTCAATCTTAGTTAATTCTTTATTAACTAGGTTTTTCAATTTAGGAGTTGAATCTACTGAAGTAATAAACTCTTTTAGGATATTTTTTTGCTCAGGAAGTAAATCCTTATAATTATCATTAAACTTTTCTAATAAAATTTTAAAAGTTAATAATTTTAAATCTTTATCGTATTTAGAATACTCTTCTACTAGTGAATCAGTAACTTGTTTTTCTGTTTGACTAGCTGAAGTTAAATGCTCTAATAATGTAGTTTTATTATCTACTAAAAATTTAGGATTAACTAACTGATTGCTATTTTGAGCTTCTAATAAACAATATAATGCAGCTAAAGCTTTATAATTAGGAACTTGAATTCCAAAAAACTCGTCTACATTGTAGTGCTTTTTTATTTCCGATATAAGCTCGTATTTTTTCTTTTTAAGTAAAGACTGGTTAAGCTTTCTTGATACTTCAGTAATAGTAGAAAGTATCGCTTCAGCTCTATTTTGATTTACGTTTTGATTTTTAGTAATGAATTCGTATAATTTAAACTCTTTAACTAAAGACGTATTGCCTGAATAATATTTTCTCAGAATCTTAATAGCTTGTGATTCTTTATTAGACAGGGTATCGGATGCTATTTGTTTTACTAATAGCTCAAAGATTAAACCAGTATTCTTAAATTTTGAATGTTTTATCTTCATTATATACGTTTACTATTATAAATATGTATTAATTACCCAAATCCTTGATATTATCTTCTTTCAACATTTTTGATTCAGATTTTGATTTTTTATCAAAAACCATGTCTTTAGAAGCATCCAAGGAATCCTTGATTTTATGGTAAACTGCTTGGGTAGTTAAATTTTCATTAACATATTCATTATCGCTTGGAAATCCTCCTTTCATTCCTTGCTGACCTAATCTATCTCTTCCACCTACTGGATCATCATTAGTTCCATATACTGAGAATTTTTCTCTAGGTCTTCCTCCTTCAGGTCCAGGTTCTCCATGTTTTGGCTCTTCTTCGTACCCTATAGGAACTTCTCCAGGACCAGCTCCTTTTTCAGTAGCAGTAGCTCTTCTACCGTACATCGAAGCTAAGTCATGAGGAGTACCGTAAGATCTTCCAGATTTAGCAGGATCGTTTCCTTCTCCTTCTATTTGAGCTATTCTAAATAGTCTCTTACCGTCTTCTCTAACAAGATCTCTCATTTCGTTGTATTGATCTTCAGATAGATTAAATATGTTTTCGTATATATAATCAGACGAAAATAATTTAGAATCTTTCATTTGATTAGCTAAGTCGACTTTTTCTTTAAGTAATGCTACTTTTTCTTGTTCAAATATAATAGACGGAGTAGTTAACTGAATTTCGAAGTTAGTTAAACTTTCTCCAGTAAAACCTTGAGTATATAAATGAACTAAAGCTATCTTAGTTAATTCTGATTCTACAATTTTCTGTATTCTTTCAACTGTTCTTGCAAATCTAATATCTTCAGCTGCTAGAGTAGCTTTACCTTGTAAATCTCCTTCAAAACCAAAATATGCTTTTGGTATCTTAAGAGCAGCAAATAATTTAGACTGTAAATATTGGACGTCAGTTGTTCCGTCATAATCTAACCCTTTAGTAGTTTCAATTCTAGTAGAAGTATCTCCACCTCTTACTGGTAGGTAGAAATCTTCCATCATATTTTGCATATTGAACTTAAGGTTATATTGACCATCTTCTCCTATATAAGGAGTTTTTTTCATATTATTGATGGTCTTTTGCATAAACTGATCTACTTCTGATGGAGGAATAGACCCTACGTTAATATAGAACATTCTCTTTTCGGGAGCTCTCATTATACGATGTATCAACATCGCATCTTCCATTAACGTAACTTGTTTATATATTTTTCTAGCAGGCTCTATATAAGACCTACCATAAGGTAAGAAGTTAGAATCTGAGATTAATCTAAAGTGTGCTACTTCATAATTATCAAAATCTAATATTTTTTTTCTATTATGTCTTGGTAGATAATTAGGATCAGCAGAAGCTGCTATTCCATCAGGATCTAATCTAAAAACTACCTTTGAAGGTTCTTCAGGATTTTCTCCTTCGTGTCTGCTCATATGATAAACAGTATAAGGTAGTACATTGTATACTCCAAATTTTTCTGCTATCTCTAATTTTAAGAAATAATCACCATACTTACACATTCCTCTAATCCATGACCATAAATTAAACTCAATATTTAAAACGTCATAGAATAAATTATAAAGTACTCTTTGTAAGTTTTCGTCAGATGATTTTATAGATAGTATTTCTCCTTGATCGTTCTTAACTGTTGCTTCATCAGAAAGTATATCTAAAGTAGAAGCAATAATAGGATCAGTATCCATAGCTTCGTAATCAGAGTATAATTGAATCCTTAATGTTTGATAATTAAGATTAGGATTAAATATATTCTTATTATTGTATATGTAAAGACGTGAAAATCTATCGACTAAAGAGTTAGTTTGAAATTTACCAGTTGTTTGTATTTTATTAACGTCAGCTAATTTTAACTGGGATCCTCCTATATTTCTAATAATTACATCATTAGAAAATAATCTTCGTAGTCTACCAAATATTGAAGTATCGGCCATTCTATACTAGTATTTTATATATAAATAGTTATTTTATAATAACCAAGAGATATCTTCTTGTTCTCGACCATTATTAATAAGATAAGGATTATTTTGCTGACTTCCAACTTTTATTACAGCTTTATTTTTAGCATTTAAATTATTAAAAGAAGATAGTTGAGCTCTTGCTAAATCTATACCTTGTTGTCTGAGTTTTAATGCAGTATCCCTAACAAACAGTGCAGTTGCACATGCCATTAGTAAGTCGTCATTATAATTAGTTTGAGCTTGAGGTTTACCGTTTTTCCATACGAAAACTCTCATTTCATTCATTAACCTTTTTGATTGTATAGTAACTGAATGTTCTCTTATATATTCTATCATTTTAGCAATAACTAAAGGTCTAGTACGCATAGACATAGTAAATCCTGGGACTAACTTATCTCTTTCGTATTTGGTCATATAAGATTCTACAGTTTCCATATTACTTGTAGAGCTATAATATAAGTTATTATACTGTCTTTCTATTATCTGTTCTATAGTTGCCCATCCGATATTAGCATTTTCTACAACTAATAATGCATCATTATATTCAGATGCTATACCAACCAGTACATTACCGAAATCTTTCGGTGATATTTTACCTTTATATTCTGCAACTTGAGTACAGGTTTCTATATCAAATATATGAAAAGCAGAATAGTCAGTTGAATCCCCACGAGCAACGTCCGCAGTTACCATATACGATTTACTATAATCAGCAGATTCCCATATCCATAAATTACTGTCTACTCCTCTTCTTTCTAAAGGATCTTTCATATATGTTTGCTCATAAAATAACATATCATCTGGTTCGAATACAGTATCTCCAGAAGCTAGAAAGTCGCAATCACATTCTTGTGCTGCCATTCTAGGACCTAAGTCTGAGTCTTGTTGGTCTCTCCATGCTTGGTTTCTTTCAGGATGAACAGTCCAAGGTAGTCTTATAGGTAAGAATGAATTTTCTTTTGCTTCAGCTTTTTCCCAAGTTTGATGAAACCAGTTTCCTATACCGTTAGGAGTTGATAAAGCTAAACATTGACCACCAGTAGCTAATGTTTGTTGTGCTGCAGTAAATGTTTCATCAATATTATCTATAAATGCTGCCTCATCTATTAATAGTAATGATACCGCTTCTGATCTTGCTGCATCAGTATTTGATGATTTAGCTTGTACTCTTGAACCATTTTTTAATCTTAATGATAATTTATTTTTTTCTACTGCAGGTAGTTTTAACCATTTAGGTAATTGATCATACATAAAGATAGTTTTAGTAACTAAATTTCTTGCAGTTGCTTGAGTAGTTGCTAATGCTAAAACGTTTTTATCTTTATGAAATATCATTAACCATAGAGCATATGCAGATGCTAAAGTTGATAAACCTAACTGCCTAGACTTAAGAGTAATAATATATTGATGATCTCTAAATAAATGAAGTATTTTATCTTGAAAAGGATATAGATTAAATAAAATACGTCCTCGAGTAGGGTGTTGTATATAGCAGTACTTTTTCATAAAGTACGCTGGATCTTTCGCACACTTAATAAATTCTTGTGCAATTATTTTTTTTATATCTTGTGCCATAACTTTTTACCCGAATACTTTACTATAATTTAACCCTATTTTACTTTGTTGAATAGTTGTATTATTAAGTACGTTTTCGGTATTTTTTAATTTTTCCTCACTTATTTGCCAAAAGGCCATTGAGCCATCTTTTTTAAGATTAGCTAAATATCCTCCAAATCCAGGTTTTATAGCTAGTTTTTTTGATAAAAGTTTTGTTAACATTATTCCAGCTGCTACTGTTGGATCACTAATATTACCAACATACTTAGTTACTTGCTGTACGTTATTTTGAATAGATTTAAAAACTGGGAACTGATTAGCTAAATCATCTAATGCAGGTAAATTAGCGAATTTTGTAAAACTTTCAAAAGCTGTTGGTAATTCTTTACCTAAGAAGTTTGTAGGATTAAGTATCTTACCTTCTAAATCTTGAGTACTTAAAACTTTAGTTAATGCATTTAATCCAAATAAAATAGTTAGCAAAGATACCTCTTCTTTAAATTCACTAAATCTTCCTAAACCTATTTTAGCAGTATGACTTGCCTCAGCTTTTACCTCTACTCCAAGACCATCAAAATATAAATCAGGACCAGGTCCTTCTCTTCCTTCAGTAACATTTATATTACTGTTTGAATAGTTATATAGCCAGTAAAGAGATAATTCTCCTGCTCCTACTCCTTTGGAAGCAGTACCAGTTTTAGCTGCAGGAGGGGCTTGATCCCATAAAGATTCCCAGATTTTTTTATCTTCTGCACCTTTTACATTATTGTAAAAAGATGCTCCTCCTTTTCCATTAAATCTATAAGTATTTTTGGATATGGGTATTCCTCCTTGGGGTGTTAGTAACCCATCTTTACCTAGTTTAGCTTTTATAACATTATCGTATGAATCTGACCCTTCAAAGATAATTTCTTGATTTTCTAAAGGACCAGTTAATTGTTCGATTAAGTTATGTAGTATAGCTTTATCTTCAGGATTGCTATAATCTGGAGTGCCGGACTTAGTTCTCCAAGCCCATTCGGTATATAATTTATCGACTACGTTCATTATGCTTCTGGTTCTTCTCCTGGTTCTTCGAAATCTACTGGTTCATCAGTTAAGTCAGCTCCTCCTGCATCATCAGCTCCAACATCAGCAGCTGCATCTCCTCCACCAGTATCATCTCCAGGAAAATCACCTCCGCCACCACCGCCTCCTGTATCAGGAAGTTCAGCACCTTCTCCTTCTTCACCAGCTCCTTTCATTGGACCTTCTTTATATAATATTGATAGTTTATCTAATGCCTGTTGATAATCGTCTATTTTATTAATGAAATATCTTTTACCTTGTATTTCAGCTTGAAAAGATTTGCCAGTCCATTTTAAAATATAATCTTGACCATTCTTTAAATTTATTCTAAAAGATGTAGGTCTAGGAGATATCCAATCTATACTATCTATAAATTCTTTAAAATCTTCTGTTTGTAGTTTTACTATAGCAGCTTTTAAAGTAGGAAACTTACTTAAAATTTGATCAGTAGCATCTTCTAATACAGTATCTTTTGGAGCTTCTTTATCTCCTTCTTCTTCAGGTTTAGGTTCTTGTTCTTCTAATTTTTCAATTAGATTTTCATTTATAGGTTGATATAATTTTTTTAACTCTTCAACTGCTTCATAAGTAGCTCTTCTCATTTTCATCAAATCGTATTGCTCTGGTCTTTCAGTTCTGAGATATCTTTGAAGCTGTCTATAATTAGTTCTCAAAAGTTCAAATAATTCTCTAGCAGCCTTATCTTTTCTTACGTCTGGGCTTCTCATCAAAGTTTTTATATCTTCAATGATGTCTACCATATCTTCGTAAAGTTTAAAGAAAGAAGGTAGTTTAACTATTTTATGAGAAGTAGAACCAGTTTCTTCATTTCGATCATATGCTTTAAAGTACGTATCCATATCTTTACTTATAAAATCGTACTTACCTTTCATAAAAGGTTCACCATATCTAGCTATAAGTTTTTTTCTATAGTTAGCAGGTAGTTTATTTAAATTAGTAATGTTTCTTTCATCCTTAGGAACTTCTTCCTTTAAGATTTCAGAATACGATTCTAAAATAAGTTTATCTAATTTATGCATATTATTATTTTTTTACTGCTTTATCAGTATAAGCCATATTAGTAGGATCACCTTCAGAAGGTTTTATTTTGGTACTCATACCATCTCCTTCCATTGGGTAATTGTCATCATCTAGATCATCATAATCACCTCCCTCTAATCTATCTACTTCACTACCTAAAGTAGTATCGTATCTATTGTTAGAATAAGCTAAATTAAATACTCCGTATCCTTCCATTCTAGACATTTCATTAGGAAAATTTTGTCTTACTATCTGTCGAGCTGAATCACCTAACTCTTCAACTTGATCAACTATATCTCTTAACTCTCTAACAGCATCTTCTTGTTCAGGAGTTTCAGCAAGTTGTTGATTTTTATTTATTCCGGATACTTTTTTATCTAAAGCATCTTCAACTTTTTTCTTTTTATTATTTAAGTCTTTTAAAATATCAATAACTCTATTCTCTTCCCCACTTGCACTTTTGAATATATGATCGCCTCCTTTTTCTTTGTACATTTTAGCAAACGATTTCATTTTATTTACTATCATGCTATGTACTTGTTGTAGTTTAGATACTGATCCTTTCATAGAAGCAGGTACATCATCTCCCATTGCTTCGTCCATATTTTTACGTCTAGGAACTTGAACAGTCAAATCTTTTAAATCTCCTTGAACTGATTGCATAGCTCTGACTAGAAATGGATACTCTTTAGCAGATATATGAATGTATTTACCTCCATAATTAATCTGTACCATACGTCCTTCTCTACCGGCAAATCTTGTGATTTGAATTCCATTTCTGTCGTAAAGATCAGTTGCTTCTTGAAGCTTATCATCGTCATGATCTCCATGCCATAGTTCATTTACATCAAATGGATTAACAGGTCCGTCAGAATCCATATATGCTTGTATTACTTTAAGACTTAACATATATTCATCAGCAATACCAGCGATTACTTCAGCAGCTTCTTCTCTTTCTTCGAATCCTGATTCTGCAGCTCTATCTCTAATAATATTTTTAATCATGTCCATATCACCACGACCTTCTTTAACTAACTTATCTATATATTTAGCTTGACCGGCATGTCCTTTAGAAGACTTTTTTAATGATTTGCTCATATCTTTTAATTTTTTCTTTTCACTTTTATTTAATTCAGCTTCTTCCATATAGTCTTTTTCGGCAGCTCTACGTTTCATATAATCAGTAGGTTTAGTATCGTCGTCAAATTTAAGATTAGCGATAGCATCGGCATAATCTACTATTTTGCCACTCTTAACAAACTCTACTGTCCAGTTAGTTTCAGGACCATTCATATGTACTACTACAGCTCTACCAGCATATGTACCTGGTTTAATTTTATATTTGTTAGTAGTTTCATCCATTTCAGCACTATGGTCATAGATATTAATACCGTAAGCTTGTAAATCCATTACTGCATCATTCATAAACGAATTAGCTTCTCCTGATGCTATATCCCCATCTTTAAACATAAAGTAAATAATAACGTTGCCCATTCCATCAGAATCTACAATGTCCATTTTTACTCTGCTTTCTTCAGCTAATTTATCTAAAACTGTCATTGCAGCTTTATATTCCATTTTAGGAACTTTTATATAATGATGATCATCTCCTTCTCCTTCGTTAACTTGTTTATCACCTGCTAAATCTTGAAGATGTTTTATAGCCATCATTAATTTAGAACTTTTTCTAAGATTAGGACTTTCTTTATCATCTACTTGATCAATAAAACTTAAAATAGCTTTCGCCATAGAAGGTGCATTATGTACCTCAGCGTTAAATTTATTTAAAGTAGGTCCAGGTAATTCAGCTTCGTTATTATATTGAGTTACTGGAGGGACTTTTGATCTTTGTTTGTCTTTTGGATCACTTAATCTAGCTCCTCTTTCTCTTGCATCTTTAGTTAATCTACCTTTTACTAAATTACCAGACTTAGTAAAATAATGTCCTTTAGGTGCTCCTTTAGTTTCTTTTACATCAAGTTCTCTAAAATGATTAACTAATGCATTAGATAATACGTCTACATGTACTATTGGTTCACCAGAAGGTTTTATTCCTACATCTACTAACTCTTTATCGAAAGTAAAATCAACTAAATGTAATTTATCATTTGAAATATAAAAAGAAAACTCATCAGAGTTACCATTTTTGTATACTACCTTTATATCAAAACTATTAGTTTCAATACGTTTAGCTTTCATTGTAGCTACTTCGTCTCCTACTTGTTTAAGTGATTTAGCAATTGCTTTTCCAGTCTGTATTGCTATAGCTGACATAGCTTTATTATCAAACTCTGCTTCTTTAACTATTTTAACTGGTGTTTCAGGATTTTTATCAGCAAATGCTGCAGCTTCTTTTTCATCTTCAAATTCAACAGCATCTTTAATAGATTTCATTTCTTTTAAAATTCCTTCTTTTATTATATTTAATTTACTTTGAGTAGTTTTGATATCCTCAGGAGATAAATTCTTATAAGTCCCGTTTTGCAGACACTTTAGAGTCTTTTCACAAGTTAATAGTTTCTGCTTAAGTTCTTTGTATGTCATCATACTATTGAATTAGTTTGAGTAGTACTTACTACGTTTCTTTATAAATAGATTACAATTCCCAAATAACATTCTTGAACTTTTCAGGAGATAACCCGAAAAAATCAGTTTTCCACTTGGTTTGATCGAAAAAATCTAAGTTATACCACTCATTTCTTCTATTCCATAAAATTTGAGCTATATCATCCCAATCTTTATGAATTACAAATTGTTCTATTTCTTCCTTTTTTTCTAGAACAGCATCATATTCAAAAGAGTCCCACTCATAGTGGAAAACTTCAAATACTGCATCAGGAGATACATAATCGATAGATATATCGATACCCCATTTTGGTTTCATTTTAACTAATTTAAAAAGCATAGGATTACTTTCAGAAGCTATATATTCTATTTGTTCTAAAGCTTGGTCTGCAAATCCTTTTCTTTCGAAAATATCTGAATGATTAATATGAGCTCCATCTCTTTTATCCCATATTAACCAGTCTTGTCTAAGACAGTCTTCATGTCTTCTTTCAATTGGAGCATATCCATTTCTAACTAAAAAAGCTTGTTCTGCTTTAGTCAAATGGTATCCGTTTTGATCAAATAAATCAACACAATTAGGGTCTTTTAAGACGTCTATTTGATCTGTTGCATCTAAAAAGTTTGGTTCTTTTTTTAAAAATGTATTAGCTATTCTCATTGACAATGATAATTTAAGTAACGAGATAAAGCTTTATAATATGTAGTACCTTTATCTTTTAATTTTGCTCTAGCAGATCTTACTTTAGTACAAGAAAGCTTTCCTAACCTTTTTTTAAGAATACCAGGATTCATAGGTTTATGAATATCCTTTTTTTCATTTTGCATTCTTTTAGTTTT